AAGAGCGTTCATACCCAACTTGCTAGCACGGTCTACATACTCTTGTGGAGTTGCTATGCCGTCAAATAGGGAGTAGTGAGTATGAACATGTAAGCCTACATAGTTCATCTATTACCAGTCTACGTTGGTAGCAGATGAAGTTGTTGGACCGTCAAAGCCTAAGTAGAATGCTTCTTGTTCAGCATAAGGAATTTTCTTTAATGCTAACTCAAGAGGATAAGGCTTAAATGCTGACCAGTCAAATGGTTCTGTATCTGGTGCACCTGGAATGGTTGTGTAACTTGTTTCAGTACCCTGACCATTTCGTTTTACTTTCCAGACTACGTTTGAGATGCTACCTGTTTCAAGTGCATACTCACGAATTGTATTAAATGCTGATTGCTTGCTAACACCCATTGACCAAATAGCCACATACGGTGCTTCAATGCCATCGTCGACTAAAACATTGCAATAGAAACGAAGACGTGCTCTCCAGCCAGCCTTTGGATCTTTACGGTGCATTTCTTCTGCCCAGTCACGACCTTCTGATTCCATTGTATCTACAGCCTTACGCTTGTAGTCTTTTGGATTTGTATGTTCTTTAACAACTAGAGCAAGACCACGTTCTGCATTGTAGTTTGCAGAGTCTTCATCTAGTTCTTCAACGAAACGAATTTTTACTGCTTGTCCATCGGCAATTTTTAACCATCTTACCTTTGGAGAGTTTTCATCATATTTTGGCTTGTCGAGCAGGGCATTTATATTTTTGAGTCCCTTTACTACGCTCATATATTCTCCTTTGTTTGTTATATTAGTTTAACATAGTTGATATAGATTTGTCAAATTGAAACTCTATGCTTCGAATTGCCTCATCATCCATATCTCCTATGTCTTTATATTTTTTATCTATTTTTATTACGGTCACTAATGAGCCAAGTTTTTCAATTAACTTATCTCTCATTATTGAGCCAGCCTCATCATTGTCTGCAACAAGAACAACATTGTTGAAGTATTTTGCTAACAGTTTAATCTGTGATGCAGATACGTTAGCCCCCAGAGTTGCCACTGCTGGGAATCCTACTTGGTCTAATCTTATAGCATCAAAAGATGATTCAACTACATACACAGTGCTAGATGCTTTAATTCTGTGTAGGTTAAATAATATTTTACCTTTTGGAAGTCCTGGAGTATTCTTAAACTCTTTACCTTCTACAGATCTACCAACAAAGCCAAGTGTTAACCCATCTGGAGAGTGAACTGGTATTGTTAACATATCTTGTTTTTCTGAATAGCCAAGTCCAAATTTTTTAATTGAATCTTCTGTTATATATCTTCCAGCATAATATCTCATTGCTCTTGGTGACTCAAGGGCTTGATTGTTTAATCGTTTAATTAATACTTCGTCATATTGAACAAAGTCTGGTGGAGCATACATAGCCTTATTAATTACACTCTCAATGTTAGTCTCTGTTTGTTTGCTTTTTATATACCTTGCTGCTTCAAAATAAGTTCTACCAGTTACAAACATTACAAATTCTTCAAGGTTTTTTGTGGTTTGACATCCAAAACAAAAAAACAATCCACTATCTTTTGCAATTTCAGCAGCGGGAGTCCTAGTGTTATTATGATATGGGCAATAGATTATGTAGTCATTACCAAACTCTGCTTCAACGTCAATACCTGCGCCATTAAGCACTCTTTTTATTTGTTCTTTACTGTAAATATTATTTACCATCTTCGTAATCCTTATATCTGTAATAACCTTTGTCAAAATCTACTTGTACTAAAAAGTCTCCCATAAAACCGTTACGATTTTTTCTAAATACACATTCAATAATATCACTATTTGTAGCACGACCTAATGCCATAACCCAGTCAGCATCATAAGCAATTTGTCTAGACCATGCAGTTTGACCAAGTGTTGGTGCACTGCTTAAATCTTTTACATCATCAGGGGTGGCAGATGAAATAGCAATAATAGGAACCTCTTCGCTAATAGCCATAAGTTTAAGTTCTCTTGAAAGGTTTTTCATACGTACCGTCTCATTTTCAGACTTTTGATTAGGTGACATAAGTTGTAAATAATCTACAATAACAAAGTCTGGCTTGTATTGATCAATTTTTCCACGCACAACGGATGGGTTTACTTCTCCACCATTATCATTTGATATGATGTGAAACTCTGGTTTGCCCTCTACTTTATTTTTGTGCCAATTTTTTAACATATCAATTTCAATTTCGCCATTGCTAAGTTTACGGTGAGACCAAAGACCTTCCCCCATAATAGCAAACACACGATTACGAACTTCTGTTTCAGACATTTCTAAAGAAATAACCAAAGGAGACTTTCCCTGTTTCCATGCTTGCACTGCAAAATAAAGTGCTAACCATGATTTGCCAATTCCTGGATAAGCCAAAAACACACCAAGTTGTCCTGGCATAATTCCAGAAGGTAGGTAGTTATCAAATCCTGGCAAACCTGTTTTAATTCCAATCTGACCAGTTTCTTTTTGCTCTTTAATCTTTTCAAAATATGCAACGGCAGATTCTAAATCTGTTGCATCAATATCACGTATAGCAGATGTATTCTTTTTTAGTTCAGATGTTTTTGTAATAAGACCATTAAGGGCTTCTGTTCCATTGCCAGTTTGAACTTCTCCTGCTGCAGATCTTAAAATATCTTTTAGGCTATCGTTTAAATATTCAGTCTGTAATTCTTCAAGATGGTGTTTGGTTGCACCAACATTTTCTACTGGCTGAAAGTCTCTAAATTTTTCTACAACTAAAGAGGTTGGTGGAACGGTACTGTTATTTTCAAAATATAATCTTATAAAATTCCAAACATCATTGTGTGTCCTAAGAAGATTTTCAACATTAGCCTGTAGAAGCACGTGCATTTGTTTGTCTTGTAATAATGCTGAGATAACTCTTGCTTCTGTATTATTCACTGAGCCACCTCCTTGCTAACTTTCTTCGCTCTATTCGTTCTAATGTATCTTTTTCAAAATCTAGTTTACCGTTAATAATCTTTTCTGCATTATATGCAAAGTAGTTCCAATTTGGTTCTTGTGCAATACTAAAATAATATTCAAGCAAATCATAACAAGCAGAAATACCATAGGACTCTACTAAAGCATCAGCAGACCATTGCTCTACGTTTAAATTTAAAGATGGCTTTTGCTCATACTTTGCTGTATGTAACTTGCTGTACCTACTAAGCAAAGCCATGCGGTCTTTGCGTTCAGCCATTAGTCTTTGCTGTCAGCCTCTAATTGTGCCTCTTGAATTTTTTCAGTTAGTTTGTCTTCAACAAACTTATAAACTCTATTAAAAGCCTGATCTGAGTTTTCACCATCACGCTTAGAATCAACAACACCTAAATCAATTCTTAAAGACTGGAAATTGCCCAGATTAAGTGTATATCCTAGAGTTACTGATACTTTTGTATTATCGTTTTCCATACCCCACCTTTTCTCTATTTTAAATGTTTTCAGACCAGATTGGAATATACCTTCCGTCATCTGTCTTTGTATATGTAAGTATACCTTTTCCCATTCGTCGTGTCAACTCTTGGTTCGTAGGCGTCATATTATTTGTTATTAACCCATCTTTTCTTGGTTGCCCCATATGTATAGATGCCAGTATATCACGAATCACCTTAACTGCGCTTTCTGAATAGTATGATCTTATTTGCCATCCAGTCCTTCCATTAATGGTAGATCCTACTGGTGGCGGAATAACTCCTTTTTTAATTAATGTTGGCATATACTTTCTATGACGATTAATTAATCTAGCAGTCTCAGCAACCGTATAAGCCTTTTCTCTATTTTTTCTAAAATCAGTTCTTAGGCAAGTTTCAACTCTATCTTTATTAATGTTGTATACAGACACCAAACCAGTAGATCTTGAACTATGGTAAAGCCTTACAAGGTCTCCATTAAGAAACCAAATTTTCTTACTTCCCTTTATTATAGATTCGTTATTGTAAGTTTGGCTCTCGATAATTCCTTTGCCAGTAACCATCTGCCCTCTCCGCTTTCAGTTGGTGGATGATAAAATCTTCTTGATCCACACCGAATACAATACGTTTCCATATGCTGTACGCTTGTATATTGTCTATCAATAAACAAACGACCATTACATTTATTACAAAAAATCATTATGCTGCTATCTTTTAGTTTGGTATGCCAACGGCAATTAAGTTAACAGCCAGAGATAAGTTGCCAGATGCTCCAAACCTTACAAACCCATCTACCTTTGATGTTGTTACTGTTTGTAATACAACTGTTACGTTTTGACCAGCCTCAGTATTTCCTATGTTTCTTGCTGTGGCTGTAACGATAGGTGGAAACTTAAAATCGTTTTGGAAAGAATAACTGAATCCTCTTTCATTACCAGCGCTAACTGTGCTGTTAGTTAAAACCTCTACATACCCGCCAACTATTCTAGCGTTAGAAGTTTTAGTTGTTTCTTTAACAGATGGACCATTGTCTATACTGGTAAAATTATATGCTGCAGAAGAAACTTCTGTAGATAAGTCATTAATTGTTTGAGCCAAATCATAGATATAGGTAACATCTAATGGTTGACCACGTTCTGGTAAAGGTATTCTTGCCATATATTCCTCCTATTTAATTATACCAAAGAAACTACGCTTGACTCAAATATGGTCAAATCAACATTTCTTTGTTTATTGATTCCTTCAACCTGAACGGCAACTCTAACATTTGTTGTTCCAGTGTTAAGAAATCCATATGTATGTATTGGTGATGTGCCATGATAGAAATAACTACCGCCATCAAATTTTACAAAAATATCATATCTTGGTCTATTGTTTTCATCACCCCAAATTGCAGTAGAACTTGTACCGTTAACGAATACATTACCTTCAACTTCTTCTATTTCTAGGGCTGGCACTGAAAAAATTGGAGAGTAATGCGAAGATCTATTTTTATCATCAGAGATAATTCTATATCTTAAAAGATATTCATTGTTATCCCCAACTGGTGGTAATTGATTTTTAGGAATAATTAATTTTTTAATTCCAGCGTCAGCCATTACGAAACACCTATAGAAAATCTAAACTCAACATAATTACTAGTATTAGGAGACTTTATAATTGTTTCTGCTGTGTCATTTTTAACAATTGAATATCCAGTTAAGCCGTATAATGGATTAACTGTTTCAGTATTTTCTAGTCTGAGGGCATCTAAAACAACATAATAATCTTCAGATGGGGCATCTGAATCAATAACACAAGCATAAATTTTAACAATAGTAACTGAATCCCAACTAAAATTTGATGTTGAATATAAATCTTGTAATTCTTTTGAAACTACAAAATATCTATTTGTGTTAAAATTTTGAATAATTTTTGGATCTCCAGATGTTCCATGGTCTATTTCTGCTTCAAAACGAGCATATTCGCTACCATCAGTAGATGAAAACTCAACAAGAACTCTTACAGTGTCTGGAATTAATCCCGAACTACCATTTTTATTTATTAAAGAAAATGCCAATCGTAGTTGATCTTTTGGTGAGTTTCTAGATAAATCTACACTTGCACCAGTTAATCTTACATGATTAGATCCATCTTCAATTACAAAGTGATTAAGTGTAGGTCCAACTTCTTCACTTATAGTTAGGTCTGATGTATCACCTTGAATACAAATAATATTATTTAAAAACCTACAACGTTCATACCTTGAGGCACGAGATGTTTTAAAAAATATAGAGTTGTCTACATTTGTTTGAAATACTGGATCTTCAATTGCAATAACATTATCATCTTCTGGATCATCAAGTGGAGAAGAATACAAATTAATTGCTGCTGTAGAAACTGATGTGCTGTATTGCCAATTTTCTGTTGATGTAAATGCAAAAATAGTTTTACTATCATAAACACCAGCAGATGGGTTAGATCCTGCTGAGTATAGGCCTACTTCAGATATTTCGTATCTTTCTTCTGTTGGTAATTCTGCGGTAAATACAACTTTATCGACACCGCCTTCGTTTACAAAACCTCTAGATGAAATTGGTACTCTAAACATTTCAAAATCTAAATTCTTTTTTAGAGAAAAATCTTCTTCAGTATCACTAGTTTCTAGTGGGGTTGGACCACAACCAAGAGCAAAATATGAGGCATAGGCAGGAGCCTGACCAAGCAAGTATTTACCAATAATACTTTTTCCATCTTTGGTTATCACGATTCATTCCCATCAAGTTGAACTATATATATTGTACCACTTGTGCTAAGTTGAACTTCTATTTGCTCATCGTTATTTAAACCAATAGCCTCTATAACTAGGTTTCCCAGTTCATCTACATAAATGTTTTGTCCATTTAAACCACTACCCTCGTTTGGAAATTTTTGATCAAATAAAATTGGAAATCCAGAAAAATACTTGTCTGAAGTTTTTTGTATTCCAAGGATATTGTTTGGGTTATATGATTGTTGCAATAATTTAACATTTTTAATTGGCTGATAAGATATTTCTTGACCATTTATAGTATCATTTCTTGATATGTTAATTAACTCTTGACCACCAATATTTTCAAATATTAAATCAGCCATTGACTCTGTTGATAATGATTGATCATCAAAAAGAATAATGTCTGGTGTTGCAGTTTTAACTAAATTAACATTAGATGATGATATCATTTGACCTAAAATTATTGGAGTATTTGGAGTTGGTGATAAGGTTTGTGACATTTTATACCTCGTTTAAATAAATAGTCATATCTGGACCGTTAGAATTTCTTGAATACTCTATATTATATACTACAAACCTATCATTTGTTGAAGCAACTAAGTCCAAACCATTAGAATCCTTGTAGTCTATAGTTACAATGTCTCCTAATTGTATGGTTGGAGTAGCAAATATTTTTACACCTACCGATTTTTTAGGACTCATAACCTTGTTAATAACCCATCCCATTAAAGCCTCTGCATCATCCTGTGTTTGAATGTATGGAGTGTTAATTGAAAATTCGTTTTTACCATAAATTAATCTACTTAATTTAATTTCATCATATTTATTTTTTTCAACTAATGGAGAGTAGGTAAGTGAACTGCCAGCAAAAGGTGGGTCAGATAAATTACCACGTTTTTTAAAATATTCATCAACGGATAATTCATGAGTTGTATCCTGTGTAAATGTAATGCCCTGAATTCTTAAATAATTTCCAGTAGTTTCATCTAAGTTTATTGCAGAATCTGTTGAGTTAAATATTAAAAATTCTGCTCCATATGAGTTTGCATAAAATCCAGATGTTGTATAACCTTTAATGCTATTAAAAGTTGGTGATAATTGTGCATACAAAGCAGGATATGCTCTATCATATTTAATATTAAAATATGCACACTCACGCATGATAGATCCAAATTCCTCAAAATACATATTAAACTTGGGTGGTTGTTGTGAACTTATTCCAGACAAGTACGTTGCTTGAACTATACCGCTCATTGCATATCTTCTAAATGATTCATTAACGCTAACCTCTTTATTTCCTAATGCTGTAGATAAATTATCTGCAACAGTAAAATTTGGGTTTTCGGCATAGTTTTCTGATAAAGCATAAATGTTTTCAAACATACATCTTGAAGAGCCTCTAGTAAATAAAGCCATATTATTATATATTGGTAGTGGATCTGTATCATCAACAATTTTAATTAATTGATTATTAATATATAAAAAGAATCTTCTGGTATTTCCTATAGTCAAATATTCTACAGATAAATCATATACTGTTGAACTTTCTTCACCAGACATTCTATACTGACCAGCAAACTTTCCATCATCAACTAATATTTTACTTAATCCTCCCCATAACTTTATAGGAATTGCTTTATCAGAAGATTGATCTTTTTTAATTTTATAAAATACAACGTTGTTAATTGATATATTTGATTGATTGTTTTTATCTAAATTTAAATATGACTCAATATTATTTTCAGTTAAAGCAATTATTTCAAAATAATATCCATTGTTTGTTTCTGGATTTAACATAACCGCTAATCCGCCAGAGCCTCCACCAATGCTTGTGCTTTGATTTGGTTTTATTCCACCAACTTGATAATAAGACATGCTGCCAATTGGTGTTTGACTTCGTGTTTCACTGTTTTCAACTTTCCCAATAATTCTTAATCTTGTTCCAAAATGTTTATAAGCATTATCTAAATTTTTATAAACATAAGAAACAAAGTTGATAGGAACATCTGTGCTTTTAAAAGAAGGTCCACTAACAACCAAGGCAGATGATTGAATAGTTCCTGACTGAGTTGATTTTAAATCGTTAACTTCTGTTTCGGTTAAATAATTTGTAGCCATTGAATTTTTAATAATACTATTTCTTGAAGTTTGCCTTGCCAACACATTATTAATTCCAGCGGCACCAAGCGTTGTTCCTGGTAATGTAGGATTAATTTCTGTTGTAAATAAGTATTCAGAACTCATATTGCAACCACGAACGTAATCGTTGTTTGACCAATAAGAATTTATACCAGCAGAGTGCGAAGTAATTTGTGTTCCAAATTGTGCACGACCATGTTCATAAACATTACCAGGCTGTAATCTTGGTATATCAGAAACTGATTCATAATATGGGGTAGAAAAAATACGAATAAGACCTGTTGGATATATCTTTCCATTAAACGGAAGAGATGCAAAATACTTTTGATATTCTTGGTTACTAGATATCCAAACGTTTCCTGTTCCTGTAATGTTAAACTGTGCTGCATCATATCTTATAATTTCACCATTAGAATAAAAATAACCTTGATATCTTGTTAACCAATAAATATTTTCTCCAAGATCTATAATATTATTAATTACTACCCCATTAGCAACTGTCGGTGGAAAATTTGATAAATCTGAGTTTAATGGCATTGCCCCTAAAACATAATTACCTTGCTTTGAGGCTAATTCATTTATGGTTTTTGTTGAGTTAGTTCCAGAAACTTCCCACAACAATGCTGGTTTATATATCCACGTTTTTTCTTTATCAATCATAGATGCTTGACGAATTGACCCATATGACCTTTGAATATATCTTGTTGTATAGTTTATTTTTCCATCATTAAATATTTGTTTATCTTGGCTACTTATTGCAATAATATTTGGAATAGTTGGTCCTGTTTGATTTTCAATAATGCCAGAAATTGATTGATTGTTATTTCCAATAAGTTGTAAATCTGTAGATCTCATAGACTCTGAAGGCATTAAATAATCTTTACTCATTACAATAAAGTTATTATATTCATCAAAAAACATTGATGTTTGTGTTGATACTGCAAGTTGATTTAAAACCTCAGCAACGTTTTGATCTGGTGCTACAAAGAAATACGGAATTATAGGATCACTTTCTCCGTCAATTCTTTTAAAAGAATAATTTGCAAAACCTATATAGTCTAGTAATAATGAAATTGCATAACTTAAAGAAACCTCAGTAACAAGCATTCTTGGAGCAGGCATAGATTCTAAAAAGAAATAAAAGTCTCTTAGTTCTAAAGAAAGGGTAGCAGCGGTGACATCTGATTGTGGAATTCCTTCAGAGTATAAGGTTTTAATTGGTACAAAATCATAATATTCAACCCCACCTACATCAGCAATTTGCTCATAAAAATTAAATTTTATATTTTTTCTTAAATATTTAGCAATAATGCTATCTATATTATTTGCATTAAATGCTTGATCTGTATCGAATATTGAAATTGTTCCAGTAGATGCCAATAGTTGACCAACTGGCAAAGAAGTATTTCCAAGATCAGAAAGTGATTTACGAACAGTATACTCAATAACACTATCAGATATGTCAGCAACAAGTCTAGGAGACATTTCAATTAAGTCAAATGTTGTGCCATCCTTGTTCATTGTTTCTGCAACAACTCTAATTCCTTTAATATACTCAAACTCCCTATATCTTGTTTCACTGGTGTTAGGGTTTACAAAAAAAGAAGGTGAAACAAAATCTTTAACAAAACTAGTTCTTGCATTAAGAGATTCAGATCCTAATGTCCAACCATACTCTGGTGCAAATGTTTCATAATCAGAAATCTCATCACTCCAAACAAAAAATGCCCCAATACTAAGTTCATTTTCTAAAACAAAATACGCATATCCATCTATAGATGATTCTGGAAGTAATGTTTCAGATGAATATGTTTCTGCAAAAACAAAGTTATCCTTATACCTATCTGGAATAATTAACCCATATTCTAACTCTATATATCCATCTGATTTAATGATTGGGGTTCCATCTAGTCTAGTAGAATTTTCGTTAAACGAGTAAGCATCTACCCAATTGTTATTTTTAAGGTATTGAATTTTCCATCTTTTTGGTGTTGTCTTATTTATATCTCCATAAAGAGGGTCTGCAAATGTTGAAGAAAAATTTGTAAATGGGGCTAAGTCAACATCCCCTACATTTGTTTGCATTTTTATAACAATTCTATTTGCAGGAACTTGTTCTTTGTATACTACAAACGGTACTGCATCATCAATGTAATACTGACCACCTGATACTTTTGCAATACCTCTTTCCAAACCTTCTTCTTTTCTATATGAGTTCCAGTATTTAAATTGATCATATCTAGATGACATATAGTATCTTGGTCTTTGGGCTAAGGATGCTCCAGAGTTTGCCAGATACTGCTTGTTAGATCTAAAAAATAATGGCTTGTTAATTCCAGATCTTGGTCTAAATGGCTTTAAACAATCTTCTAATGAGTATAGTAGTTTTCTCTTTTGTTCTATCGATGTAAATAATTGTGGGGAGTCTTCGTCATCTACCCCGCCATCTATAGATACTTCAGAGTCTGTTGCATCTGTGTAGTAGTCGCCAACATCTAATTGGTCAAAATAAATTGGAAGAGTTTTAAACTTAGGGTCTGTATCAGTTGGTCTATATCTATAATTACCAACATAAAAAATATTATCTGGCATGTTCATATTCCATTCAGCCAGAACTAATGATTGAAGTTTTATTGTTGCAGAGGTTTCAAAGTGGGTCTTTAATGCTTCGTCAACAAACAATTTAGACCTCTTCCAGCGTTACCGAAATATTCCAAAGATCATGGTTTGTCCCACCACGTTTTACTACGCTATAGTTAAAATCAGCAAAATAAACTTGAATAATTTGATTATATTTTCCTAAGTTATTAAATGATGAATTATCTGTTCCAAAGTTTTTATATTTATCATAAGCCAAAAACATCCAGAATGGACCTTGATGGTTTTCATACCAATCTAATACTTCTACTCCGCCTGCTCCACCATCTGAAGTAAACTCTCCAGTTGTATTTTTACTTGGTGAAGAGCCAGTTGAACTAAAGTCTGCTAACTCAGAATATCCACGGGATGGTAAATTACTCCAAGATACATTCATTGTAAGTTTATCTGCAATATGATAAGACCTCATCCTACCATTGATAGTTCTTTCTCGTTTTTCAATTCGTTCTGAGTTAAATGACATTTCTGCTCTATTATGATCTGACAATATTAAAAATTGGTCAACACCACCAGAGGTAAGGGCTGGATCTGCCCCTATTTCTTGTCCAGTTGGCACGTAAAGACCGTTTACAAGAGTTCCAGCATTCTCTGACCAAAGGATGCCCTGTGGTCTCTGATATCTCTTTCTACCCGAAATATATGCTGCGGTTGCCATTATGCCCCTCTTTGAGTTCTAATTCTTTGGTTGTCAATTTGTTTAATCTGTGTCATAATTGTTCTTGCAATATCATTTGGATTTGCATCAGATTTAACATTAACGTTTAGACTATAATTATACACTGAAGATCCTCCGTATGAGCCATCATTTATTTTATTAAGACTATTTACCCCAAAAGAATCAACGGCATTTTTACGAACAACAAATTCTCCAGGGGTAAGCATTGCTGGAATTGTATCGGTACCTTTAGAGTATCCACCTGAAGCATAGTATTTAGGAACCATACCACCTCTTGCTAACGGTATTATGTTTGTCTTAAAAGCCTGACTATATGCTTTTGCATAATCCCTAAGTTCATTGCCACCTATAGTGCCAGACTCAACTGCGGGAAATACTTGTTTTTCAAAATACTCTTTATTTGCACTAGCCAAAGATGATTTTTGTAAAATTTCTTGACTAGTTCCAGTTGCAACAGTTGGTGTTTTTATTGCAGACTTTGAATTTAGTGAATCCCAAATGGCTTTCATTCTTAAGAGTGTGGCTTCAGCAACTAATAAAATACCATTAAAACCGTTTGCTTCATACTGTGCTGCCTCTATAGCAATTACTTGTTGTTCATATGCAAACCTTGCAGCATCAATACCCTTAAGTGTTGCCTTTAAAGAATCTTCCTGTGCACGCAATGTAACATTTTGAAGTTTATAATTATCATCTTGTAGTTTTAAAATTTTAGCAACAAGAGGTATTCTTTCTTGTTCAAGAGAATATATTTTTTCTTCAATTTGTACTCTTGTTAAACCGTTAGCATTTGTTATTTTAGCAATTTCTTTTTCTCTTGCAATTTGTAAAAGTTTAGAACTTTTTTCTTGTGCTCGTTGAGCGGCGGCTTGTCGCTCTTCTTGTATAGCCTTTGCTGCTGCAGATATATCTCCCTGAGTTAAAGCATCCGCAATTGAGATTTTTCTTTTTTCTTGTTCAGCAATATCATTATTAATATCTGATATTTCTTGAAGAGCCTTTTCTTGTGCATCATACTTTTCATTAATTTTTGTAATAGATCTATCAATTAAATTTAAATCTTGATTAAATTGATCAATTACTCTATTAATGTTTTCTTCAATATATCTTTCTTGTGTTTGAATTAATCTTTCATTTGCATCAATAAGATCATTTATTCTATCAATCTCTAATTTAACAGAAGCCTTTGCCTGTCTTTCAAGAAAATCATAATATTTTAAACTTTCTTCCATTCTGTCTTTAAATGCTTGTGTTGGATCAGTAGCAAGTAATAGATTTGTTTGTGCTTGTTTTAACTCATTATTTTTTTTAATTAAAGCATCAAGTTCTTTAATAGTTTTTGCTTGAGAAAGTGATCTCATAAATTCTGCATCTGCTATTAATTTTATACTATCTGCAACACCAACTCCAGCAGCAGTTAATCTTTTAAAACCATCAACTTGTGCATTTATATTTCTAATTTGTGAATCTGCATCTTCTTGAAAAGCACCCAAGGCTGCTTCTTTGTATAAGTCCATTGCGATTTTACCATCTTTAGTGAGTTGTACAATTCCTTTTTTAAGAAGTTCGGTATTAAGATATACCCGTTGAGTTTCATTGTCTAGACTAGAAACAAAATCAATAAAGCCTGTGTCAGCACCTGCTGCATTAAGTTGTTGTATAACTCCTGAAAACTTTGTTATATCTCCGTTTGACTTTTTAAATACCCTTCTAAGTTCTTCTAATCCTCCTTGAGCATTAATGCTTGCATCTCTTGTTAGTTTTAATTTCCTTAAAAGATTATCAAGTGTAGTATCTCTTGATCCAGAATCTAAAGGATCTTGGGGTCCTTTTGGAATTTCATTTGGTGCTTTTGCACCCCGTTGTGAAACTAATGCGGCTGCCACTGCTGGGGCATTTACCGTACCATCTTTGTTATAATATTTTGCTTTTAATGCTGTTTGTTTACGCTCTAATCCGTCAGGAGATCCACCAGTTGAGAGTTCTTTTTTTATTAAATCTTCTACTTCTTTATCACCAATACTTTTATAAATAGCAATGTATTCTTGTATTACCGTTTTCTTTATTTCATCAGTTGAATTTTCATATTTACTCCAAATATCAACTAGACCAGACATGTTTAAACCTTCATCACCTGTAATTGTTTTTATTTCATTTATAGTTTTTAAAGTTATTGGACCTTTAATATTTTCTATTGCTCTATAACTTTTAGCAAGTTTATCTAAACCTTCAGTATCAAGTTCATTTACTAAAACTTCAAGATTTATAGCGTCTCCATCAAGATCTTTTAATCTATTTAAAACATTTACCCTGTCTTCAAATTTTTCTTGATCTGATAAAATTTCCAGTTTTATTTTTGAATCTATATTTTTACCACTTACAATGCTCATATAAGTTGCAAAAACTCCTGGATCTTGTGATGTTAATGTTGTATTTATAATATTATTAATTTTTGCTTCGGAATCTTTTTCTCCCGCAAACATATTTATTAAATCTATTGTTGTTTTTGGACTTAACAGTCCACCCTCTACTGCTGTTGTTATTTTAACCTCTAGTGATTCATCTTTTAGATCTGACATTGCGTCAAGGAATTGTTGTTTAAATGGATTATCTTTTTGACTTATTTTAATACTATCACGTAAAGTTGCTATATATGTATCTCCGTATTTTGTTGCTTCTTGATCTATTTTTTTAAAATTGTCTTCTACAGTTTTAAGATTTTGTTTATTCTTTTCTGCAAGAACTTGATCTTCTAATTTTTGTTTTGTTTTTGCATTAACAATCTGATTTTCTAATTGTAATTGTTTTACTTTGTCTGTAGTTGCTGCTTTTTGTTTTTCTAAACCATCAATAATTGCTTGATTATTTTGATATTGAGCATCTCTTTGTGCTTGTGTTATTTGTAAACTTTTTGTTGCCGAGACAGCAGCAGCAGAAACATAACCCATTCTTGCCCTATCCGACTGTGTAGTTGTTCCACTTTCTGCCTGAAATACATCAACAAAATCTTGGGTGTTTTCATTTTGTTGAGTAACAATATTTATTCTTACTTTAAGCGGATCTTTTAATAAATCTTGTCCGTCTGGACCAACAAGTTCTCTTAATGTGCCATTTATTTGTGAAGTTATAGACATATCTCCAAGATTAATACCAATTGCTCTTGCTACACTATTTGCTTGTTCTGCTGACATGACTCCATCAGAAATATAAGTTGCAAGTTGTGTTGCTAATAATTTAGCAGCCTTTGGTCCGTCTTGTGCTACAGTGTCATTAAATCCTTTAAATATTTCTTTGCCAATATCAGATGCTAAGAAATTAGTTCCAAACTGATTATCTTCACGATCATATCCCGTTCTAAATTCATTTGTTCTTGCACCAGTTTCTCTTTGTCTTTGTGCAATTTGTGATGCTCCAACTTTTCCAGTTATTTCACCAACCTTTTGCATTTGTTTGGTTCCTGATGTTACAGAGTCAATATATTCTATTTGTTTTTTTCTTGCATCAGCCATTCGTTTATTTAATAAGAAAAATCCTCCAGCAAGTGCGGCTGCTGCTGCAACTGCTATTGCAAGTGGATTTGTTAACATAGGGGCAATAGAAGCAATTGCAGACACACCCATTAGTGCCGTACCCGCACCAACATTGCCAGTCATAAATGCACCCATAGAAGCCATACCTGCAAGTCCTGCTGTTGGTCCTGCAACTCTACCAATTGCTTGTGATCTCATTTGTCTTGATTGTTCTTTTTGTTGTTTTATTTGTTCTTTTGTTAAAGGAATCGTTTCATTAACTACCTTTGTTTTTTTCTGAGTTGCAACTGTTTCTTCTTTTAATGCACGAATTCTATCCCTCTCTACTTTTTGAACTTTACGTCTTAGTGAATTTTGCTCGGCACGGAATTGTTTTTCTATTTCAGAAACAGCCATTCCTGGTTGACTTATAACACCATTTTTGTCAATACCACCTGCTGCACCAAATGCAAAAGGTCCAGGACTAAAACCTCTAAATTTAAATGGAGTAACCTTTTTAATATTTTTTCCAGAAACAATTCTTGTATCTGTAGTGCTTCCACCAATTTGTTTTATATTACTTGTTTTTCTTTTTCCTGTTTGGTTGGTTACATTTTTGTTGCGTCCATCATTATACTTAACTCGCTCTCCTGGAGTTAAAGCAAGTTGAAGTTTTTCAAGAGTTCTTGGACCACCAGAACTATAAAACCCAGTTTGATTTATTCTAGCATTTAATCCAGCATCTAATGCATGTGCTTGGTATAAAGCATTTTTCCCTAAATTTAAACCTTTTGGTTTACTAATTACATAACGTGCAACGGCTTGTAATGTTTTTGCTTGTCCCGCAGAAACTGGGTGAGTTCCCATACCTCTATTTCCACTTGAATATAATTCTTTAAAGTGACCTGGATCAATTCCTAATTCCTGAAGTTGTTTTGGAGACATTTGTGATAAATGTTGTCCAAGTTTTCCCTTTAGTGAATTTGATATATAATTATTTACATATCCTGCATCTGCAGCAACATTTTTAAGATTCCATATTTTATTTCCAAATTGATCAAAATCTGGTTTAATATGAGATGCATCTACTTGGAACAGTCTGTCTAATTGACTTGGTCTAACCCCTAAACCTTGTTGTTTTAAACGATCTTGTATTGCTTGTTTTTCTATTTCAAAGCCAGGAATTGCCTTTTCTTTTGACTTATTAATAACATCTCTAATACTTTGTGGAGCAGAAGTTGCTCCCTTTTTCTTAGTTGATTCTTTATACCCTTCTTTGGTTAAACCAAGTTTTGTTTTTATTTCATATGGTGTAAATTTATCTGCTTGGTTTCTTTTTCTTAAAACTTCTGCAATTATTGATGGTTTAATATTTGATTTGCTATATTTACCTTCAGGATCAACATAGTTATAAGTACCGTCAGGATTTTTTTGTAAAGAATTTAAAAAGTTTTGTATATCTTTTGCACTTTTTGCTGTTTTAGCATTATAAATTTGACCTGTTGGATTAAGTTCATTAGGAACTTTTATTCCAGTTGTTCCAGTTTCATATCCTTGAAGTTTTCCATTAACCATTGCATTAATAATTGGTTTAAATCTTTCATCTTGTGCAACTTTTGCTGGAATAATTGCTTCTCCAGGGGCACCAAGAATTGGAATGATATCTCCTGCACCTTTTGGTCCTGGCAATCCAGTTGTTCCAGATGCAAAACCTTTTGGTTTTCCACCTTGCATACCAGGTTTAAATCCTGGCATCATCATTCCTGGATTTGCTCTAGCAAAGTTTAGTGCTGCAAAAGTTGCATCAATATATGCTTGACGTAATAATTTAACCGCTGTTGTTTCTATTGCAAATGACTGGGTCAATCTTGTATGTGCCTGATTTAAAGATGCAGCAACTGTGGCTGCTTCTAACTGTTCAGTATTTAAATATTGAGTTTGTTGTGCAAGAAGAGTGGTATTACTTCCAGCCTTTAAAAATCCTGAACGCATTGTTATAAATAGTTTTATTATATTTGCAACACCATTGGCAAGTAAACCAAAGGTCATTAACAATACTGGTCCAATTACACCAACAAGTGTTGTTGCTATAACAATAAATTTCTTAGTTCCGTCTCCAAGATTATTAAATTTTTCTAAAAATCCTCCAAGGGCTTTTGCAATTGGTGTAACTGCCTTTAAAAACTCTTTACCTATTGGGGCTATTGCAAGTTTAAGATTTTCTATAGATTCTTTAAAGTCTGTACTAATTGAATCTTCTAATACGCCAAGTTCTCGTTCAGACATTATTGCAAGTTCTTCAACTGACGCAGTGGCAAGACTTAATACTCTAGCGGCCTGTGTTCCATCTTTAGTTACGTTTTGAAATAGCGTTGATAAACGTGAAAATTGAAACTTACCGAACAATTGTTCAATAGCACGAGCACGATTAAGTGGATCTAAAGTATCTAAGGCTTGAGCAAAATCTATAACTGTTTCTCTTATATTGCCTTGATTTCCTTCAACTATTGCCTTGATATTAACACCCATACTGGCAAGCATCTTGCTTGCTTTTTCAGTTGGATTAATTAAAGAAGCAAGACCTGACTTAAGGGCGTTAGCACCTTCTGATGCATTAATACCACCCTCTTTCATTGCTGTTAAGAAGAAAGCAAGATCTTCAACTTCGCCACCAAGTTGTTTAACAACTGGTCCAGCCTTTGGAATTGCAATAGTTAGATCTTCAATAGATACAACAGTCTGGTTTTCAACTGCGTTAAGGAAGTTTATTTTACTTGCTAAATCTTCTGCTGCTACACCAAAAGCATTTGTAACGGATATAGTTGTTTCAAGTGCTTGGGCTTGTTCTACACCACCAAGAACTGCAAGGCGAGTAGCCTGAGCAACCTGTGCTGTAAGGTCTGCACCAGTTTTACCCATTGCTGCAGCATTTGCTGCCATTTCCATAGTTTCTGCAACTGCAACACCATATTTAGTAAACTCTTCTGCAAGTCGTTGAACATCTGCTAAAGCCTTATTACTTTCTTCAGTTGTTGTAAACACGTCTCCATAAACACGCTTAAATTTAATTGCTTGTTTTTCAAGATCCATGAAGGTCTTGGCAGCGGTGGTGCCAAAATAAGCAAGAGGAATTGTAAAACCAACCATAAGTTGGCGTCCTGCCCACTGGGTATTTTTACCAAAGTTTAAAAGGTTGGTAGATCCTTGTTTTAATAATTGATTTAGTAGTGCCTGTTTTTGTGCTGCAATGGCTGTTTTAGTTGCGTAGTCATTCATCTCCAAAGTTCTTGGAGTAATAGACATTGCTTTTATAGCACCGCTAGCATCACGACCCATTTTAATATATTGGGTCTGCATTTTCTTAACACGTTCTTCGGCTACCTTGCCAATTGTGTTAAACTCTTGTTTAAATAATCTTCCAAATGTTTTTGTAGATCCGCCTGCAAAACGGAAATACTCACGCATTGAGAGTTTATTAGTCTCTAATGCATGAGTAAAAGATTCCGTAGAACTTCTTACCAACCCCATCTGGGCATTAAATTTCCCAGTTGCATTTATAGCATTTAAAAGGTTGGTCTGTAAACTTTTTTGAGCGGCTGCTGCGGTAGCGCTATTTTTTGCTACAGATGAATGAAAAGTTGCTAATTGACGTTGGAGATTTTTAAGTTCTGCCAGTGCCGCTGACGTATCAATATGTACGCCAATATTAGCATTTACATCAGCCATTCATTTACACCTCTTTTATTATTTAGTTGTTTGCAAGCACTGTGTTTAAAAGAGCGTTTGCATCTGCTAATTTAACTCCAGAAGCGGCTTCAATAACTTTGTAAACTGTTGGAAGGTCTAGGACCTCTTCTAGTTTAGCAATATCTTTAGACAGGTCTGGATTGTATTGTTCCATGGCAATTTGTACGCATTCAATAAGAAGAGTCATTGACTTCTCATTATCCTCTGCTACCCCTGCCACCTGCTCAAACTTCTTCATAAATGGACGAAGCAAAGAAATTTTAAGTGGACGTACCTTAATCTTTGTGCCATCCATGAGAACAAGTTCTTCACCCTCATGTACTGTTGTTGCCATTGTGTATCCTCCTATATAGGCTATGTCAATTATAGCATAAGGAGACTATTTTCTTAGGTCTTCGTAATCCAAACCTTGTCCTATGCCAAACCCTGCTTTTTGTGCATTTATACCTTGTAAAGCCAAAACATCATTGCTATCATTTGTCTTGCCTTTACTAAATACTCTGGCTTTCATGTCTTCCCATTCTTTTTGACCTTTATCTTTATTTGATTCTTTATCTAGGTCTACCCCCTGAATTGCAGCCAAAAATTTCTTTTCTGTATAATCTAATTCTCTAATTACCTCTAAAGTTGCCATGAGTTCTGGCATTGATAAAGATATTTCTAGTTCTTGGTAATCTTTCCAAATACCCAGCAAAAATACCTCTGCCTCTAATTTTGCAAGATCTAAAGTCTCCCAAGTTTGACCACTACCAATTGCCTGATCTTTTACTGGTTCCTCTGATTTTTTATTAATTTTAATACCAGCAGCAGCATCTAGTACCTTATATATAGTTGGCATGTCTACATTATCTTCAATATCTTTAACAGTACCAGAAATTTTAGGACAGTACTGTTTCATACAAACTCTGACACATTCTACTAATACCTCAATTGCCTGATCGTCGTTTTTAGTATTTTTAATATTACCAAAGGCTATCATAAATTCACGAAGGTATTTTATTTTTAATGGTATTATTTCTAATTCTGTTCCATCAAATAAATATGCTGTTTCACTTTTATATATTGTAGTTGCCATATAAAATCTATTCTATCATAAAACAACAAAGCCCACATCCGAAGACATGGGCTATGTAGAATAGTTAGACTATTAAGACAATAGGTCTCCGAAGGTACGATCAACGATCTTACCGTATGAGCCTGAAGTATCTTCTGGTAGCAAACGGAATGATACTTCAAACATTGAAGCCTCATCACGCTTTGCTGAAACTGTTACGTTTTCAATTGACAAAGCACGATATGCTGTATAAACACGTTCCACGAATGGAGAGTCAATACAGTCACCTGTGCCAGGTCCTACTGCAACAATTCCACGCTCTACTGGACATTCTCCGATATCTCCACCTGATAGGTTTAAAACCTGTCCTGCGTTAGATGCCTTTGATCCAGATAGTTCGTCTGAGTTAAATGCTAGAGCCAAAAGAAGATTCTCAAGGGTAGCCTCAGCAAAAGCAGTTGCAAGATTTACCTGCATGCCTTGCTTGTAAAGTTTAGCAACGTCAAGAATTTGGTCAACCTGTACTTCACCGAAGTCTGGTTGGAACTGTAATTCAAGACCGTTCATGGTATAACCTACGTTTGTATAACCTGCATCATCAGCAAGGGTTTCCTTGAATGATTCTTCAGTGTCAAAACTTTCCAGAGTGCCTGGAGTTAGGGTTGTGTCTGCAACAAAAAGTGCTGCAGCGCCAACGATAATGTTGGTCGATGTTCCACGACTGTATGCCATTTATTCACCTCTTTCTATAGAAATAGATATTAAGTTGTTTGGCGTTTGTTTCCTCATGTTAATTATAACACCGTTTTATGTGTATCTTTCTAATGCCCCGCTTGTATGATAGTCATACTCTATTACAAGTTTGTTGAGTGCAAGGGTTCTGGCAGAGGCTAATTCTAGGATATCCCTACTTTCGTCTGCTTGATAAACCTTTATATTATGAAAAAATACATTTTTAGGGATAGCATTGCCGCTTTCATCAAGAATGTCATTTTGAGATATCCAGAGGTTTAGGTCTTGAGCAGCGGCATCCTCTCTATCTAAGCATTCAATAATAACCCTAGTAGTATCAATTAGTTTAGAAAGATTTGGACTATAAATAAAATATATCAATTGCTCTCTTTTATGTCTGTAAAATGTCGTTGGTCTAAATCTAATAAGCCTATCAAATATAATAACTGTTGTATCTGGATTATTTCTGATAAATGGGATGTCATTATAAATACCTTCGACACTATCAGGAACCTGTGCTGGAAAAAATGGTTGAAATGGTTCTGGTCCAGTTGGCATTAAGCCAAACTCTTTTAGTTCACTATTAACAAAAGCATTTACAAAAGTTGGTGGAAAACCAGTTTGATTTAATACATCTAATACCATAATACTATTCTACACCAATCTTTGCATTAGCAATCCATTTAAAGCCAGTATCAACACCTTTAGATCTGCCCATTCTAGAACCAACTTTAATATTTTTCTTAAATATTGTTGGTTTTTTAATATAGTCGTATATTCCACTAGCCCTTAAAAATGATTGCTTAAAGTATCTTAAAATAAACTCATCCATAATTCTTTCAAACGAACCCCTTGCCTCACTTCCTCCAGGATTAGAAACAACTACTGATTTTTTGGTAAACACTGTTTGTCCACCTTCATTAAATACCAACACTGGAGATCTTGTAGGTTTGATTTTAACTGGAATACCATCTTCCATGATTTTTGCTTTATTATAAAATGGCACGTTAGAATCTTTTTTAACAGTTTTTGATTGTTTAAATTTTGAATTAATACTTAATCCTAAATTGCTGACGGTGTAATTAATATCAAACAATCTTGCACTAGGGCTTCCAACTTGATACCACTCATAAACATGCTGAAGTGCTGCTGGATTTCCTCTTGCTGAAACATCTACATACCTAGCCATTGCCTCTATTGTTCCTGCACCTAGGTTTTTTAAAAAAACAGTTTTACCTTTTTGAGCACCATCTAAAAATCCAAAAGCGTATTGAACAATGTTGTTCATCTGTTTGTTAAAGCCTTTGGTATTTGTTGTAATTATCATTAGTCTGTTATAGTTTGATTTTCTGTTCTACGCAATAATATTTTAAAGTATTCAACTGATCCAAATGGCCCACTAAAAGGATCTACTGTTGCTACTTCATAAATAGTTCCACGTCCAGATCTTGGTCCTGCTGTTTCTTTATAAATAATTTCGTCATTAGCATTGCGAATGTTTGTAACTAAAATGTTAGTGATTGCATTATCTGTTTGAGTTGAGGATGTTCTAGGATCTGTTTTTGTTCTTGCTATTAGTTTGTTTTCATGTTGTAAAAATGCCTCTGGCTTAATTTGTTCAGTGCCCGCTCCTCCTATAGAGGTAGCATTACAGATAATAGTTCTATCATAAAACCATTCTCTAGTTGCTTGTCCATATTGTGTTTGAGTTATAATGGGATAATATAAATCAGCCTTCATTGGATAAAGAAAGTCTGTTGTTGTACAGTCTTCCACTATAATACTCCTGGACGGATAATCGTTTCTTTGTATTTATCTAGTATTTTGTCTACTAATATATTTCCAGTACCATCAATTAAACGTTTATCGTATTCAATTTTAAATTGATCAGTGCTATAGTTTTTAATATATCTTTTGTAGTAATCTAATTTTCCACATTTAATATCATCTATTAACATTAATGTTGCGTCTTGAATATCATAGGGAACAACTTTGTATCCAGTTTCTAATAATAAAATATAATCTGCTCCTTCAGAAAATGCAACTCCAGGAACAACGGTCTGCGTGTTTCCACTATCCTCTGTATCAAACATACTAATAGAATCTGATACGCCTAATGGAATACGAGCATACCTTCTTTCTGCACGATTTACAGCATCAACTGCCTCTAAAGGATCTTTTGTAATTGCTGTTTTATCTTTAGTAATTAAAAATGTATATTCTACTAACTCTGGTCCATCTACGTTATCTATATCATAAACTAATTGTGCATTTTCGTATACTTTTAAAATTTTATGAGTTTTTTTCCAAAGAGGTAGATAGTCATTACCTTGCCCAACTACTTCTAAATATGTTCTATCATAATAAAATCCGCCAGTTGCAGCATCAATAATGGCTCTTGCTAAATTTTCATATCCTTTGTAAAGGGCAATATCTGTTGCTGTTGCAGATGTAGCCAATGAAATTGGATCTACATATGGTCTCATAATTTCTAAATTATCTTGTACAACAACGTCGCCACGAACAAGTGTTTCCCCTGAAGAGCCACCATCTTCATAAATAGTTAATGCATAGGACTTATCGTACTTAACAAAATCATCACCTAAAGAATAAATTATTTGCTTACTAGCGTTAGAAGATACAGACTCTTCAATCTCTGTTAACTCTGCAACGTTTTCAATAACTAATATGTAATCTGCGTTAGCATCTGGAACTGTATAAGTTACAGAAAGTGGATATGGTGGAAGACGTAATATTTGCATTTTTATTTACCGTAATATGATGCTACCTCTTCAGGTGGTGCAATTCTTACCAACCTGTGG